AAGTTATGCAAATTAAAGAAGAATACAAAACAAAAATTGTTGAATTACGTGATAGTTTCAATCAAATTGTAATTACATTAGGACAATTAGCAATTCAAAAAGCCACAATAGAACGAGATGAAAAATATTTACAAGAACAATATCAAAAATTTGGTTTAGAAGAAATAGAATTATTAACTAAAATCGAAACCGAATATGGTAAAGGCGATTTAGATATTGATACTGGAGAATTTACACCAAAGCAATAAACAAATATATCTTTTCATCACAATCTTATATATTTATATAAAGATAAAAATTATTATTAAAAGGAGAAATTAAAAATGGCTGAAAAAATCGTATCACCTGGTGTTTTCACTAGAGAGAATGATTTATCTTTTATAGCACAGGGTGTTGGTGCAATCGGTGGAGCTTTCATCGGACCTTTCAAACAAGGACCAGCATTCAAACCTACAATTGTAAACACTCAATCTGAATTTGAAGATATTTTTGGTGTTGTTGATAGCACTTATTATACTGAAAATGCAGTACAAAACTATTTAAGAGAAACTGGTGTAGTAACAATCGTAAGAGTTGCTGGATTGGGTGGATATAAAGAATTAGGACCAATTGGTGTAATTGCATCTGGTAGTGGTTTTCAAAAATTAGTTTATACATTAAACAATACCGAAAACTCAAATACATCTGCATCATTTACTGGTTCTACATTTACTCCATCTGGAGAAGATGTTATGTTTATTAGTGGTTCTCAAATTGGAGAATTTGGAGATTCTAACCAATTTTCAATTACACCAACAGACCCATACGCAGTAACAAAGGTATTTGGTACATCGGCATTAGGTTCTAAAAATGCATATGCATATACTGCATTTGAAAGTATTTTGGGAACTTCACACTATACTGCTTCGGCTGTAATTTTACCAGCACAAAACTTTAACGATGATGCGGTTGGAGCTTCAACTCCATACATCCAATCACAATTAATTGGTGGTAGCCGTTATAACTTGTTTAAGGTAAATACAATTTCAGATGGTAACGCTGAAAACACAAGATTTAAGATTGTAATTTCAGATGTTAAAGCTGCTGGTTCGGTTATTGGTACTGATTACGCAACATTTACATTGCAAGTTAGAAAATACTCTGATACTGATAAGAGAAAATATGTATTAGAAACATTCTCTAACTTAAATTTAGACCCAACATCTCCAAACTATATTGCAAGAGCAATTGGTGATAGATATGTAACATCTGATGCAAATGGAAAAATTACCGAATATGGTGATTATTCTAACAAATCTCGTTATATCTACATTACACCATCGAACCCAGATACAATTCCAGTAACAGCTGCACCTTACGCAAACGCTGGTTACTCACACCCAATTTGGGCAGGTTTATACACTGGTTCATTAGTTGATGTTTCTTACCAAACAAAATCAGCAACTACTGCATCTTATGTAAGTGGATTTGATTATGAAGGTACATATTCAGCTGATAACACTCAATTCTTAAAACCAATTCCTGCAAGTGCAACAACTACATCTGGTTTCGCATTAGATGCCGGTGGTACTGGATATGTAAGTGCTAGTTTAGATTTAACTGGTTCTACGGCAGCAGACGTTGCTAAAAGAACATTCGCAATAGCATTACAAGGTGGTTTTGATGGTATGAGCCCGGCAATAACAATTACAAAGGGTACATCTATTACAGCAACTAACTCACAAGGATTTGATTTATCAACTTCGGCTAAAAGTGGTTCAGTAGCATATCAAAAAGCATTGGATGCAATATCTAATCAAGACGAATACGATATTAATTTGGTAGTTATGCCAGGTGTTATCCAAACATTACACCCATCGGTAGCACAAGCTGGTATTGATTTGTGTGAATCTCGTACTGATTGTTTCTATATTATGGATTCAGTAGCACAAGATGGTACAATCGCTGGAGCAGTTGAAGTAGCAGAATCATTAGATACTAACTACGCAGCAACTTACTACCCTTGGATTAAGACAATTGATTTGAATACAAACAAATTAGTATCAGTTCCACCATCAGTATTGATGCCAGCAGTTTACGCAGCTAATGATAATTCAGCAGCAGAATGGTTCGCACCAGCCGGTTTAAATCGTGGTGGTATCACTGGAGCAATTGGTGTAGTAAATCGTTTAACTCACTCTGATAGAGATACATTATACGAAGGAAAAGTTAATCCTATCGCTCAATTCCCAGGACAAGGTATCGTAGCATTCGGACAAAAGACTTTACAATCTAAACCATCCGCTTTAGATAGAATCAATGTAAGAAGATTGTTAATCACTGTTAAGAAATACATCGCTTCTACATCTCGTTATTTAGTGTTTGAACAAAATACTACTGAAACTAGAAGAAGATTCTTAAATACTGTAAACCCATATTTAGAGGGTATCCAACAAAGACAAGGTTTATACGCATTTAGAGTGGTAATGGATGATTCAAATAACACACCGGATGTGATTGATAGAAACATCTTACAAGGAGCAATTTTCTTACAACCTACTAAAACTGCTGAATTTATCCAAATTGACTTCAATATTTTACCAACTGGCGCAACTTTTGGAGCATAATAAATTAAAAAACGATATATTTATATAAAAGATATAAGGAGAATATAAAAAATGGCAGACGTATTAGGGTATGATAAGGTTTTTTATCAAAATTTTGAACCCAAATTAGCTAGTAGATTCGTAATGGAAGCGGGTGGTATCCCATCATTTATGGTAAAAGCAGCTAATAGACCAAAATATACAAGTGAAACTGTAGTATTAGACCACATCAACGTGAAGCGTAAGATTAAAGGAAAATCTGATTGGTCTGATTTAACAATCACATTGTATGACCCAATCGTTCCATCTGGCGCACAAGCGGTTATGGAATGGATTAGAACATCACACGAATCAATTACAGGTCGTGATGGTTATGCGGATTTCTATAAAAAAGATATTAGTATTTACGCATTAGGACCGGTTGGTGATAAAGTAGAAGAGTGGAAATTGATTGGAGCATTCATTTCAGCAGCTGAATTTGGTGAAATGGATTGGAGTTCAAATGACCCCGTAAATATTACGGTTACTTTATCAATGGATTATTGTGTATTAGAATACTAAAAGTGAATAATTGGT